ATGTCCTCCTTGCGGTAGAGCTTCTTACTGCTTAGCATACTTCTACAGAAGTCACGAGTCTCCCACTTAGGGTTCTTACTCGTTCCCTTTACATACGCATAGCGCACCTTATACAGCTCACTATCCTGAGACGAATCCTCCTTAGCAGATAGGCTCACAAGGCCGTTGAGGTACTTCTCAACGTCAAAATCTTCTGGCTCATCCTCTGTAGACTCGTCATCAGAGTCAATGAGCTCATATCCTTGTGGTTCGTCTTCACCTATCTGCTCAAGAAAATCCTCGAGGTCGAACTCTTCAGCGCTAAACTTACGCCCCGTTTGCTCTTCCTTCGTCTCTTGGTCTAAGCCTTCGTAGTCAATGAACTCTAAAGGCTGTAGGGTCTTGAAGTATAGGTGTAGTGAAATATCATTGTAGGCAAGCAGTTGATCCATTGCGTCAAGAATCATCTCCTGAGTGCTGCGGATAACCGTGTTTTGGAAGAGTAACGATGCCGTCTTAATCTCGTCAGCGTTACTCCCTAACCCTGAGCTGTCCTTAATACCTAAAAGCATAGGAGAGGTGATGCGGTGGCCTACCATCAGCTTCTGTGAGGACTCCTCAGAAAGGAACTCATACTGCTGTGAGGCATCGCTCAACTGAACAGGCTCAATAGTAGCCTGCATCTCTTTGTTGTCGTTAAAGGCAAGGATGAACTTACCTGAGTTGCTTGTGCCAGAGAACTTCTCAATGATGCGTCTCTCAATAAGCTCACGCTCCTCCTCAGAAGGGATGCCATTGTTGAAGTTAATCAACATAGAAGGGCTGAGGCCGTTCTTGATATTGTTGATGTGGTAGTTAGCTACCTCTTCCTCAAGCTCTGCATATGGCAAAGCACCTTGGTAATCTACAGGGCTGTAGTAATAGTATCCTGCTCTGTAGGGCTTGATGCAGTAGATTTCTAATTTATCTCCTGCTTCACCAAAGCCATAGGCAGGGATACGCTCAGGCTCATAGCCTTTTTTACGAATCTGTGACCAATCCTTAGAGTAGTAGTAAGCCTCAATCTCACCTTCCTCATTCATCTTCTCCATACGGAGGGTCTCAATAGGGAAGTGCTCAACCTGTGCAATGGCACTCTTATCGTCATTGTAAATGACTTGGAAGGCAGCTTGTCCGAGCGCCTTCAAGTCAAAGACTACCCTGCGGAGGCAGTCCTTAGAAAACATCGACATCATTTGAGCATATTGCTCAGGCTTACGGGAAGCATCGGTAGCCCCAATACCCTTACCATAAATCAGCTCACACACACCATTGATGATGGCGTTGTTTGTCGCTGAGCCGTTGTATCTGTCGATAAGGTATTGGTAGTAATCATTCCCCTCCCCATATTCAACCCACTGCTTTCGGTTGTTCTCCTGAATGACAGGCGCAGTATAGCTGTTGAGGTTTACTATTCTAATGTTGCTCATCGGTATATATATCCGTTATTATCTGAGTTGTATTGCTCGTATTGATCCTGGTTTATGGTGTACTTCTCATAATCCGTTTGGTCAGTACAGAATACACGCCCTCTATATATCTCTGCTGTGCCCGTAACTCGTATCGTGTAGTATCTACCCTCCTTGAATGTGTAAGAAGGCGTTATAACGAGGTAATTGACGTTCTCTGTGGCCGTCAATGATTGTGTAGTAGAGCTGTTAGTCTCCTCATCTGTGATTTTTACCGACACGCTTGTCTCAAAAGCTCTCGGCAAAAAAGAGATGGTACTATCTGATGTAGTTACAATATGCATAATAGGTTAACCCATTTGGGCTGACATTGTTACATAACAAAAGAGGGGGGCGTATTTAAACGCCTCCCCTCTTTCTAACCAAACCAGAGTGCTATGCCCTTGGGCATCAAATATACACTAAAATTCTTAAGAATTAGTACCTGCAGTAATTGTTACTACAGAAGTAGATAGACCATCAAATGGGTCTGCTGCTGTAGCTCCTGCCAAGAAGTTAGCAGGCAATACCTCACGAGCCACCAAAGTCAAAGTGTAACCTGATAGGTCACCCATTGCTGCACCCGTTACGATAGTACCTCCTTCAACATCTGCTCCGTGTACCAAACCAACCGCAAAGCAATTATCGTTATAGTCCTGAACGAAAACGTGAGGACGGCCATAAGCCAACAATTTAATCTCTTTGTGATCTTCCTTGCTCAACTTAGTCAAGGTAAGGTTCAACGTCTGCTCGAAGAAGGTAGTACCATTCTCACGAGATGAGTTGATTGCTTGCTCTAATGAAGAGTTTCCTTTTACATCGTACTTGTAAACCGTGAAGCTCGATGCTAAATCCGTAATCTCGTCATTAGTTAAGCTCGCAGTACCGATGTCTCCATAGTTTGCGAAGTAAACAGCTTTAATACCACCTACTACGTCTTTACAAGGGACTGCACGTCCCGCTGTGATGTCACACGCCATATTTTCTATTTATTAAAAAAGGGCAGACAGGCTTTAGCCCACCTGCCCTTTAAATTATTCAATTAATTGCTTCTTAGTTGTAAAGAACAATCTCAGAACCGATGCCGTATTGAACACCTGCAGTGAAACGCATCACAACACGAACGTTCTGAGAACCATCAAGGTCGCTCATATCAAGCAACTTCACCTCGTTCATATCAGAAAGCAATCCTGTACCGAAGAACAAGTTTGACTTCTGAGCAGCAGCCATAGTGTTGTTAGACAAACCTGGAGCAACAAAAATCTTAACGCCATCAAACGCCAAGTTTTGTCCGTTGAACCAAGTAGTTCCTTCACCATTCAAACCATTAGCTCCCAAACCTGAAGCACCGAAACCACCCAACGCACGAACGTAAGCACGAGCAACGTTAGAAGAAACGTACAAGTACAAGTCCTCTTTTCCGTAGATAGTAGTAGGTACAGCATCAACTACTTTACCCATTTCAGTGATTACGTTAGCAGCTGTAACGGTTGTACCTGTTACATCTACAACGTCAGTATCTGCTTCCCATAGAGTTTCGAAACCATCGAACTCACCTGCAGTTGCGTTAACACCTTGCCAGATGTTGTTCTCCATTTTCTCAGCTACTTTAGAGGCAACGTGGCCAATCAAGAAGTCAGAGAATGCAGGAGGCAAGTTGTCAAATGCAGAGTAACCCATTTGAATTGCTTCCCAATCAGAACGGAAGTCTTTCTTACAAAGCTCGAGGTTCACTTGGAACTCTTCAGGTTGCAAGATACGCTCAGTAAGTGTAAGCGTTGAAGTGTCAGAGAAATCACAAGTAGCATTTTTGACGATAGCATCGGATGATACTTTCTTCATTACTTCTTTGTATTTCACATTTGGTTTAACCGTGATACCACCACCCTCGATAGTATCTGCACTCAACAATGCAGCAGAGATGTACTTTGAAGCAAACTCTCCCGCATATGTGGTAGTAATTGATGTAGTTGTAGCCATCTTATACTTTTATTAAAAATTGTTTATTTACTTAGTATTTAACTCGGTCTGCAAATGCAGTCAAGTCTCTCAATAGAGATGATTCAAATTCACGAGCAACGTCATAAGCAAGATCATCAGCTCCGTCTGCCCACTCACGCATCTCTTGGAAGTCTGCGTAGATGTCCTCTACATCAACTCCCAAGTCTTCTGCATTTGATTGTAGCTTGTCTAACAAACCTTTTGCCTCATTTGCAATATCACGAAGGTCAGAGATGTTACTATTCAATAGCATATCATCAAGACCATCAACAGCTTTACGCACTTTGTCATCCATTTCTGGAACCATATCGTAAGCGAAGTATGATGCATTGCTTGTAGCTTCTTCAAGTTGGCTGTATAGGTCTTCCAACTCATCTACAACAGACAATTTAACTTGCTTGCCTTGCTTGCTGAGTTTGGCAGGCTTCTGAGCCTTGCTCAACTCAGCCCATAATTTTTGTACTCCTTTTTTCATTGTGTTTATTTTATCCTCTAACTGATTTGTTTAAGAAGTCGAAGGTCTCATAAAGATTTTGAACTGCTTCAATCAAGTCTTCAAGGTTATCT